ATTAAGGGCAAAATGCTAGAGAATGTAGTCTTTGGTATGAAAGGTGTAGGTACATCTGCCAATGCTTCAGGTAATGGGGATACTTTCACAGCCGTAACTGTACAGCAGAATGGTTCATTCTCTATTGTGTGGAATAATGTGGATAGTGGTAAAGAAGTTGGTAGAGGAACTATCACAGGTAAAGTATCTCACATGTATCACATGAATGAAGATGGTACAATCAAGGCATACATATCTAAAGTAGACTTTGACTCAGTTAACTACGCTGGATCAGGAAGAAGCTATGGTGTTACTGCTGGATTCACTATTTTTGATACTAATGGGAGACCTGTGTGGACGAAAGAGTTTGATCCTGGATTGAGCTTTACTGATAAGCCTGCTTCTATTGATATTAGTAAAGAAGCTACATTAAGACCACAAGGAGAAAATACAGGTGATATTCTTCTCTTTAGAACTGCTGAACACTGGGTATATGACCCTACTACAAGTGATGTGAGAGCTACTTATACTAACAATAACTCTCCTCTACCTAAAGCTGAAGGCTGTGTTATTGACTGTGACAACTGCTAGGAGAAACTATGTTTGAATACTGTCCTAATTGCAGATGCAGAATAAAGTTCTACAAAGCACATGAATGTGAGAAGATGAAGCATGACCTAGCTGACTCTGTGAAGTTGGCTGGTGACGCTATTGCCAATGGAGAAGAATGTAAAGTAAAAGAGAATACAGCACATGGATTCTTCAGAATATGGTGTGTTATCAAGAACATTATTACAATCATCTGTGATATAATTAAACGTATGAAGTGCTTACAACGTAAAGCCCAAAAGGTATGTGAAGCACAACATTGTTTAGCTGAGAGGATTGAAAGCATCAATAGAATCATTGGTGTGTACAATGCTGATCAGGCTAACAAGCCTTCCCCTGACCAATCAGATTGGGAGGCTAATAAAATTAGACTTGAATCTGATTATCAGGCTAACTTGAATAGATATAACTCTGAGAAAACTAAGTATGAAACAGCCCTTCAGGGATATAACTATAGAAAAGCAGAATATGAACGTAAGAAGCGTGAATATGAAGCAGGAGCTAATACACAGCAAGGAGGATCTACTCAGTGGCAAGAGGCTTGGGGTACATTTCAACGTAATGGTGCACCTTTTGATGTAGCTATGGGTGGTTCTCCTAGGGGTACTGTGCAAGGAATTGATCTTAGTGAAGCTCACAGAAATGGTTTTGGTCAAGGTATTGGTTTTACTTCTAGAAATAATGAGGGTACTATTGTAGATATCCAATTAAACCTTTTAGGGTACACCTATCAAAACGGTGGTAGAGGTAGCCTTGGAGGATACTATGTACAATATGGTGGTACTTATGATTGGTACTTTGATGTTTATGCCTCTATTGATGGGGGAAACAACTATGGTGTCATTCAGAAAGACATCCTCATTGCCAAACATGCTGATACTCAAAACCTTGCTTATGGACCTAATTGGCATCTATCAACTATTAAATGGAGTAAGACTTTCAACAATCTACCAAGTAACTTTACTCACTTGAAGGTTGAAGTTCGTGGAGGCAATCCAGGTGATAGACACCAAAATGTGTATACAAGGGAGCAGATTGTGAGAAAACCCTTCCCTCCATTTACAGAAGAGCCTCCTAAGCCTTTTAATGGTGTACCTCCTGTGAAACCTACTATTCCTCCAAAACCTGAGAAAAAGGTAGAACATATCCCCCTCATTAAAGGAGGATGTGACTTGATGGATTGTAAGTTTGACTGCTTTATTGATGATAAATAGGAGAAATTATGTCAGATTGTGTAAATTGTCAATGTGAAGAGATTGTCACAGGATCTACTGCCTGTGCTTCTCTCACTAAACAAAATGATGATAGAATTAAAATGCACTCACTTGTGCTTAGAGATACTACTCTCTGTGACCTGCCTGAAGAAACCTCAAAAGCTATGTATTCTCAGTGGTGTTTCAACAAAAACATTACATCACAGCTATGCTGGTTGATGGAGAATGGTGTAGGAGGTTCAGGTAATAACTCTGATGTAGCTCTTATCAAAAGTGTACTTACAAAGATCATTAATAACCTAGAAGCTAGTGGTGCTTGGAAGGGTGGACTTAACGGAGACTTTGTACCTAACAGAAGTATTGCTACTGGTAATATCAACTTATTCTCTAACACAGTGGATGGAGATTACTTCATCCGAACTAACAAAGGTAAAACAGAAAATGACTTAGCAGGAGGTGTTAACTAATGGGATGCACAAATTGTAGTGGAAATCCTAATACTTGGTGTACACAATGTATGCCAGCTGAAGATACTTGGGTAGCTCCTGTGGATAAGCTTCCTGATGTGTTTATGGGAGATAGAGACCACATGTACCTCTTACCTAATGGAGACCTCTTTATCCTCTCTCCTGATAGAACTAAATGGATCAAAGTTAATGGTGTTGGTGGAGGAGAAACAGTAGTTTACAAGGCTGGTGATGGTATCAACATTGCCCCTGATAAAACTATTGTAAATACCAAACCTAACAAAGACCAAACATTAACTCTTTCAGGAAGAACACTTTCTATTTCAGATGGTAATTCTGTACAGCTCCCTGAATCTGCTGAAGTATCTGTGGTTGCTGGTAAAAGAATTAAAGTTACAAAAGAGGGTAATGCCTACACTGTCTCAGGTATTCCAATAGGTGTTGTCAAGCTCAATGAGAAAGACAAAGATCCTCTTGTGACACTAGAAGCATCAGGGAATTATGATAACATCCTACGATTCTCTACAGTAGCCCTAACACAGAAAATCACAGAGCTGGAAAAGAAAAAGCAGACTATCTCAAAACAAGGTAATAAAATTGTCCTATCTAATGATGGAGGTGAGGTAGAGCTACCTACAGCTGGTGGAAGTGTTTCTTATGATGATACCTTCCTTAGAAATGAGATCAAAGAGCTAAAAAGTAAGTCCACAACTCCTGTTACCTTCATGGCTAAAGGAGATATCCCTGGCACTGGTAATGATCAAAATATAAGAGTGACTAAGGATGATATTGTAAATGCTGGTACTATTAAGGTTGGAGATACAGTAGTTGATACATACCAATTTAGAGATAAATTTAATATTGGTATGTTTAAAGTTGCTTCCGTAGATGGAAACAATATTGTACTTAATGGTATCAATGACCTAAACTTTACTACATATAAACAAACTCTTACTTTAGCAGGTAGGACATTATCTATCTCTGGAGGTAATTCTGTTACCCTACCTGATGATACCCTTGATGGTGGAGATAACTTAATATGTAATTCTGCTTTCCCAGAAAATACTACTGGCTGGGGTAACTCCCAACCTGAGCAGCATCAGCCAAACCTTAGTGTATCCAAGCATCAGTTCTACTATAATAAGACTGAGAATTTATTCCTATTGAGTAATGGTACACGTAACGAAGTTGTCACAGCATGTGGTAGGTTTAAGACTAAACGTAACACAAACTATACAATGAACCTTTGTTGGTTTGCCTCAAGTAACATTACAGGAGTATCCTTATTATTCTTAGGAAAAAAATCAGGAGAAACAGCAGATTATACAAAAGTAGTAACCATTAAAGAGTTACCAAACACTCCTTCAGCATCAAACGTAGTTAAAAGTTCTTATACTTTTAATGTAGGTGAGTGTGATGAGGGGTATATCCGTATCTATAATAAAGGTACATCTAATAGCAATACTGCTATTCTCTTCTTTGGTGAAGTTGATGTATATGAAGGTACATCTCCAAGAGCATATAACTCTTCTGCAAAGTGTGCTCTAGCCTCTCTAAGCAACAAAGAGGATAATGATAAGCAAACACTAACACTTAACGGCAATGTGCTTTCCATCAGTAATGGTAATTCTGTAACACTTCCAACACAAGGTATATCTACACAAGACTTCAATAATCTTAAGAATGAGTATAATAAGCTTAAGGGAGCTTTCACTACTGTGCTTCAAAACCTTCAGAACTCAGGTGCTTGGAATCAAACAGGGAACACCATTTTTGAGGGTAGTTTTAATGCAGGAAGAAACATTGCCACAGGTAATATTAACCTCTTTGGTGGTACTGTTGATGGTAATGCCTTTATTAGAACTAACAATGACAAGACTGAGAATGACCTTGCAGGAGGTATTAGTTAATGGCTGATCAAGCTACATTAAACCAAGAACAGATCACTAAGGTAAGACAAAATCTTAGTCTTAATATCTATTCTACAGACAGTGGTACAAAGACCTATGTGACAGGAAACAGTTTTAGGATTGAAACTCCTATGACTGTTCCTATCAATGGTCAGGAAACTCCTATAGGCTACATTAATAGTACAGGTACAGTTACCTATGATCTTCTCATTAAGGATGGTAAGGTAG